TCTACAAACATTCCTCCAAAACTTCCTTCTTTTGTACTTACAAGACTTTTCTTTGGAATTGTTTGTGTTTTAATTTCACCTGCTACTGTAGAGCTAGTGCCTCCTGTAACAGGGTCTATGCCAGCAGGAGTAGTTCCATAATCAGGAAGCAATAAGCTTTGTTTACCATCTACCATCATTGTTGGATTAGCAGCAGGACTGTAAAAAGAATCTCCTGTTATTGGATTTACTTGTTCAATAGGAGTCATAGCTGGTTTAGCTACAATTTCACCAGTTAAAGGATCTTTCATAGTAAAAGGATCTTCTATAGGAGAGTAAGCCCCTTGACCAACTTCACCGGGACTTGTATACGCTCCTTCTCTTATTGCATCTGCTGTAGAACTTGGTATTTCTGATATGTCACTAACATCTAATAAAGACCTATCTTTTGCAACAGTCTCAGCCATGCTTTTATCAAATATACTACCTACTTCTTTAAACCCTTCTTTAAAAGACCCTTTAATGCCAGCAAAGGACTCTTGAGTTTTACCCCAGATTTCTCCCCAACTATCTAGCTTTGTAAGATCTTTGCCCATAAAATTTTCGATTCCAAGTTTCTTTAAAAACTCTCCTCCTATTTTACCTGCAATATTACTAACTGTGCTGGTGACAGCTTTTGTTACGCTACCTATAGCTTTACCTACACCGCCTATTACTTTTGTTGCAGCACCTACCATCTTACCGAATCCTGCGACAAAGGCATTACTAGATGCTGCTAATCCCCCTGCCCATCCAGCTATTGCTGGTAATGCGTAAGGTGCAAGAAATGCAAGGGCTATAGTTCCAACAAACCCTAACTTACCAAAAGCCTTTCCTATTTTTTTAAAGACTTTTTTAATGCCCTTACCTATTTTCTTAAAGACTTTACCGATGCCTTTAAATATTTTTTTAAAAAACCCCATTACTTTTCCTTATGCAAATATTTGGTCTACCCAACCTTTAATAGTTCCTGTTCCTACGCCACCTTTATCTGCTGCTGTTTCGTTTCCTAATGCAGTAGCATATAATGTGGTTTTACGTTGCTCTTCATTTTCATAAGCCTGTCTTAGATAAGCTGCCTCATCTCTAAGGTTCTGCCAAAGAAAAGCCTGTTCTGATGAATCTATATTAAACTGAAAAGATGCTGCTTGTTGATTAGCTGCATTTTGAGCAGCCGTATTAACTAAGTTTGCTTTTCTTCTCCACTCAACATTAGACTGCATTACAGCCTGTTCGTTTGCAGCGTTCCACTGATTTCTGTTAAACTCTTGCTGGCTGTTAAACTGTTCTATCTGGGTGTTTAACTGCGCCTGTGCTAGTCTAGCCTGTTGAGTATTTTGAGCATTTATTGCAGCAGCTTTATTTGCTTCAGCAGCAGTAAACTGTTTAGCTTGATTCATAGAAGAAGCATTAAACTGTTCCATCTGAGCCTGAAGATTAGTCATAAACTGATTCTTTTGATTTTCAGAAGCAGCATTAAACTGTCTAGCTGCGTTAGTAGCAGCCGTGTTTGTCAACATCATTTGTTGCCGCATTTGTTGATCAAATATATTTGCTTGTTGTGCATTACTAAGATTCTGCATATTCATAGTTAAGAAGTTTCTAGCATTTTCTATAGCCAACTTCATATCCTGATCAGCAGTTGCTAGATCCATCTGAGCTAATATAGTTGCATTCTGCATAGCCTCTTGCTGTCTAGCATTAAAATCTGTTATAGTATTTGTCTGCATAAACCTACTATTAGCAAGCTCTATTTGCTGATTAGCATTAAATTTACTCATATCAATACGAGCAACCGTCATTGCATTTGTAACGGCTCTTTGTTGATCAACAGATAACTGAGCTTGATTCATGCTTGCAGCTATTTCAGCAGACTTAATATTTGTATTCAATCTTGTTTGCAAGTTAGCTAGTTCTGTTTGCTGTCTTGCATTTAAGTTTTGAGCATCTGCTTGATTTAATGCAGTTAAGTTAGCAAGTCGCATTTGTTGGTCATTGCTAAGATTAGCTAGTTCCATTTGCTGTTTAAACTCAGCATTCTTTATAAGAAACTGTCCAGCTAGTGTTTTGTCCTGTGAAGTCGCAGCTTGAATAGCTTGTGCATTACTTTGAGCTAACGGTATAGCACTTTGTATAATAGCATTAAAAAGAGAATCTCTTCCTACTGTCGATACGTCTAAACCTCGTTTCGCTAAGTTAGCCTCAACTGCTGCTAACGCTGGTCTAGCCCATGCAGGAGTCTCTCCTTCTTCCATACCAGCAAGTAAGGACTCCATTTGAGTGCTTACAAGGGCTTCTCTAGAAAGACCAGAAAGTCTCGTTTTAATTCCATCATCTAAACTATCAGCAGCTTGAGCAAGCCTTTCAGGATCACTAGCAAGCTGTTCTGCTACATCGTCCGGCACACCTTCAGCTTTAAGATCATTAAGAACTTTAGCTTTTGCTTCAGCACCCCTAACTTCTCTTTGCTGAGACTTATCAAAATTATATAAAGATAATATCTGTGCAGCTTCACCATCAGGCGCAGGTTCTCCAGTAATTGCTTGCCTTTGTTGAGCTTCAGCTTCAGGAGTAGCAGCTACTTGAACAGTTTGTCCAGTTACTCTATCAACCATTGATCTTTGGTCTTGAGTAAAGACTTGTCTTTGAGCTAATGCCTCTTGCTCAGATGCTCTATCTCGTTCTGCTGCTAATGCTCTTTCAGTTTGTGTAGGCCCTTCAGCTTCTGCAATTCTATCTACTGCACCTTGTGCTGCTTTTGTTGGATCAAGACCTTGAGTCTGGGCAGCTTCAAATGTAGAAGTCTGATAAGCCTCTGGAGTTACAGCCCTTGTAGCATCATAACCTTGTGCTGTAAATGTTGCTGGTGTTATTGTTTTTGTTGCAATCGGAGTAGCTTTTTCCATTTGAACAAGACCTAATTGATCTTCTTCTTTAGTAGCATCTACTTGATTTACTGTTGCAGCCGTAGGTGTAAAAGTCTCTCCTCTTTTTATTTGTACATTAGGAGGCTTACCCTCTTCTCGTTCAACCGTAACTTCACCAACTCTAGGATCTACTGGTTCAGGATCTGGCCCTCCGGGTGTTCCTGCATCAGGGGGATTAGGATTAGGATTAGGGTTAGGGTCAGGAGTAGGACTAGGAAAATTATGTGGATTATGAGGTTCAAATCTACCTCCAAATCTACTTGGCTTAAAAGTATGACTACCTTGATGAAATCTTTTTCTTTTCAAAGCCTTCCTGACTTTATTTGTATTTCTTTTTTTACTCATTATATATTACCCGAAAATAATATTCCTGCAAAAGAAGTAACGACTACTCCAATTACTAACCAAGCTAACCGTTCCCATCTAGCAGCGTGAGAATCTGTAGCGATTCTAAGAGATTTTAATTCAGCCACAGCTTCAGCCCAACGCTCTCCACATTCTTTTTCATGGTGGGCGATTCTTTCTAGAGCTTCTCTGGCGAGTTCCATTTCAGTCTGCATAATTGGATGAATCTCCATTTCCATTACAATGTGGGTTTAGTATCTGGAAAGTCTTCGGTGCTAGGCCAATCTCTAAGTTTTTGCCTATAGGTTTTATATTTAGCATGGTCTGGATGGTCAGTTATTAAAGAAATAATGTCTGTATCACCTAACTCCATATCTCTCCAAGCCCTAGCGTTTTCTTTTTTTTCTTCTTCTGATAGAACTATTGGATCGTGAAACTCATGTTCCATTATAGAACCGTCATCAAAAGTATCTTTTATCCAATCACCGTGAACTGGGTCTTTATCAGGGTTTGTAATATTTTCTCTTTTCATTTTAAAATCCTTTAAGATTAGCCCAATTCACAAATGAATAATTATAATAAGTGTTGTTATAAAGATTAGAGCAATAAGTCTCAATCTTTATACTTTTTTCTGCGAGTAAAACTGGAAAGCCGTGAACGTACATATCCGTAGGATGTTCCAAAACTTGTCTAGCCGCTGAAACACTTTTTCCTCCTGAAGCTGTATAAGCCCCATATTCTCCTGCGTATGGATGCTTATATCTCATTCCCCATCCGTAAGAATTATACTGATTTACAGTCATGCCTTTTGAATCTACATTTTGTGCGCCCCAGACCAATCTGCCGTGAAAAGAAGTAGCTGGTTCAATAATCGTTTCTATGCCATCAACTGTAAACTTTATTTTATAAGTTGAATTACCGTTATAATAACTGGTCACAACATTTCCAATAATAATTGGATAAGTTAGGCTCGTATAATTTAAAACAGTTGAATAATTACCCGATGATTGTGTGACGTAGGTTCCCATAGCAGACTGGGCGCTAAAAAATGTTGAGTTAATAGCATTATTTTGCGTGACAAAACCTGTATTAATATATGGGCCAGCCGAAGTATTTGTTTGATATATCGGAAACAAAGTAGGATCTGTTAAAAGATTACTTGCTCTTGATTCTGTTTTAGTTTTAGTTAAGCCAGCCATTACTCATCATGCCCCATCAT